ATTCCTTCTTTGTTAGTTTTAAATTTAATGATATTACCATAATCCATATGCTTAATCTTTATAGGTATGTTACTTAAAGTACCTACACCTTTATTACGATCGCCTTTTGTAATTTTAACCCACATTTTTTCATCACCAAATGTTTTATCTTTAAACCAAACATAAACCATGCCTGGGTAATTATGTTCAGTATTTTTAATTAAATGATAAGTATCTACTCCATGATGCTTACAAGTATATAATATATTATTAGGTTCCATGTTTCCTTTCTTTAATCATTACCGTGTTCAACTATTTGATAGGTCCAGCCTTCCGGCATGCCGTCAACTGAGTCCACAACTCCATTTATAATGTTTATTGTAATAGTAAGTTTTTTCATATTTTCCTTTCTTTATAATAAGTACCACATTACACAAACTAGAATCAACAAACTTATTCTCGGTAAAAATATTCCGATGCATAAGCAGATTAAAAGCAGTGCTTTAATTGTTCCAGCTAGTGCAATCATAGTGTTAGTTTATTTTGTAATCTTCTTTTTAACTCTGCTCTAATAGTGTTGTCCGCTGCATCCTCATCAAAGAAGTTATAACCACGATCTCCACCAGTAGGTTCAAAGACCGTATTAACTAATCTTTTTTTTGCATGTTTCCAACGATAGTCATCTTTATCAAGTACCCCTCCATTCGAGTCTAGAGTAGGTACTTCTTTTAGAATGCTGTGAACAGCTTTAGAGAAGACAGCCCAGTTACAATGATACTCTATTGATCCTTCTGTTCTACTCATATTGTTACCACCATTACTATTGTTGCAAATAAACACATAACTAAACAATAAAAATTTAAACTACTCATTAGTTATCCTTTCCATTAGTTGCGTTCCACGTAGCAAACTGATCCTTAATCATACTTAACAATTGAGTGAATTTAGTGTCAGCAATTGGAGTAGTATGTGTATTTCTAACTTCATTCCCCAACTTTAAAACTAATTTATTATCTTCCAGTTCAATTGTAATGGATTTAATATCAACTGGCTTAATTGGAGGAACTGTAGGGTGAGGGTCAGAGCCCATTACAACACTCGAAGAAGACTCTAAAGTATTAGCTGCAACCATTTCTGTTTTAGTTTCAACAGCTTCAGTCCTGTGTGTAAAAATATCACCAGCTTCAGTAAGACCTTTTTTTTGACCTACTATGTATAACATCTCGATCAAAGTATTTATTTTTGCCGTTATTTCTTTTTTTTCCATTGTTACCATCCTTTGTTTATCCCATATTAATATAATATATCCCATCACAAAGCAAGAGTTATTTACAAAGAGTTTTAAAAAGTATAGGGTGACTGATGTCTTATTTATTAACTATTATTATGTGTTCAGGGTTAGCTAATCAGTGCCTGCAGCCCTTCACATTTCCGACACAATACACTGATTCTTACACATGTATGGTAGCTGGATACGAAAAAGCCAGGGACAAAACCATAGAAATAGGGCGTGAAGAGGTAAATAAGCACCAAATATACATCAAATTTGACTGTACTCTCGTCATAGTTCCCCCAGAAAAGCCTGAAATAAAACCTAAGGTTGAGACTTGACAGGACTAGATAAAAATGCATATAATGTTCCTATGAAAGCTTATCGGTTTAAATGCTGGTATAATGAGCTTTATTGTGATTACACCGTAAACGCAACGAATGATGATCATGCCCAGCAAGTTATGGCCGATGCTGTAAATAATGGCGACGTTATCTTTAAGGATGGTGGCGGATTTAGAGATCACAGAGTGCTGTTTATAACTTTTGAGGAGACGAAGAGCAATGAGCCTACACGAGTTAGTACAGGAGAAACTAAAGTTGGAACATCAGTGGGCCAACCAAGCGTTACAACAGAAAAAAGTAACTCCTGACATGAGATGGATAGACATTAAAGTTAAAGATCTTAAAACTAAGATTAACGATCAATGTGTGACAGATGCTAAAGAAGAATTGATTGTTGAAAGTAATAAAATAGAAACTTAAATTTATCTATCTATAAATATTCCAGGAAGTTCAACTTCCTTATAGAGAACTTTTCCGTTAATTTTTTGTTCAACGAAAGAATCACATATCGCACAAGTAAATATTGTAGGTTTTCTAGTTTTGTTGAAGTGAGTGTACTCTGTGCACTTGGGGCACTTGCCCATATTTAATATTTCTTTAACAATTAAAGTCATCCGTTTGTCCCCAGTTCTTTCCTACAGCTATATCTACTTTTGAAGGAACTTTCAACTCAGGTATACAAACTTCCATTATTTCTCTAATTTCTTTACATGCTGGCTCTAATCTTTCATAGGGAATACTAAAACAAAGTTCATCATGTATTTGAATCAAAGGATAATAATTCTTTTTTGCACAATTAATCATTGCTTGTTTTACTTGATCTGCAGCTGATCCTTGAATTAATCTATTTAAAGCTTTATAGGTCATAGCTCTTTTAATACTATTCTTACCATATTTATTTACTGCATCTTCAAAATTTGTAGCTTTATGTATTCCAAAGGAACTTGGTTCCCAACTATCAAATCTACATTTCCTGCCTTTAAGAGTCCAGATAGCACCATTTTTATTAGCTGAATCAGATGCTTTGTTAGCTAATTGTTTAACAAAAGGAACTCGTTTATTATATTCTTGTAAAATTTGTTCAGCTTGCTGCTTATCTATACCAAGTTCTCTAGATAATTTATTTTTACCCATACCATAAAAAATTCCTAAATTAATTGTTTTAGCTTGAGATCTCGGAATGCCTGCCATGTCAGCTACAGTTTGATGAAAGTCTGTATTTTCATTATGATACGCTTCTACTAAATCTTCAGATCCTTCAAACCCTATACTTGATGCATAGTGAACTACCAGTCGTGGCTCTTGCTGAGAGTAATCAAATGATCCCCATCGACAATTTTTATCTGGTAAAAATAAAGATCGGATCCTGGGTCCGAGTTCCTTGTTCCTAGCTGGAATTTGCTGTAAATTCGGATGAGCATAAGAGAGCCTACCGGAAACGGTTCCCCCTGCATCACCCTTTAACTGATTTATTTCCGCATGTACCCTCCCATTATGTTCAAATTTAAAAATTGAATCGATGAAAGTAGAGTGAAATTTATTCACTTCTCTAGCTTCACGAATCAAACCAGCTATAGGTTCCTCACAATTAGTAAGCCAATTCTGAGTAAAAGATGGTTCTTTAGCCTTTTCTGTTAAAGGATAAGATATCTTCAACTTATCAAAAGCTTTTGCAATTGATCTAGCTGCCCATATATCTACTTCCATACCCGCAGCTTTTTTAATTTTCAATAGCGCTTTCTTTTCTTTTTCTAAAAATTCTTTTTTAAGATTATTAGCACCTTCTAAATCAACTCTTACTCCCTTAGCTCTCATTTGAATTAAAATAGGAAGTAACTCCATTTCCATTTCCCAAACATCAGTTAAGTCTTGTTTAGTAATGTCAGTTTTAAATCTTTGCCAAAGTTTATATGTTAGTATTGCGTCTTGCTCTGCATAAGGTCCTACAAATTTAGCTGGTAGCTTATACATTTCTCCTTTAGCATCTATTCCCCAATCTTCAGCTGCTTCTCTTAATCCTGCTTCAGATTTCAACTCAGACAGGTAATCCACAGATAAAGCGTTTAAGCTGTACGTACGACGGTTTTCATCAATTAGGGCTGCTGCTACCATAGTATCGGCGATCTGGCCGTATACGACCACCCCATGGGCTCTTAACCACCCAATATCGTATGCAGCATTGTGAAATATCTTTATTGCTTTAGATCTACAAATATCTTGAACCCAGTTTAGAACCATTCTAACATCCATATTAGAGCCAGCTTCATGAGCAATTGGATAATATCCTTTAAAATCAGCAGTAGCTACAGATATCCCTATTACATTACCATTCATAGTAGGCCAGCCAGGTCCTTTTATTTTGATATCAGGATCTTTAGTTTCTAAGTCAATTGCTATTTCAGGAGCATGTCTTAAATCGGGAAAGGTAGTAGGAGTAGTCCAATCCGAATCTTGAAAGGTAAAGTTAATTTGATTTGTCATCTAGTTCCATACCTAATTTTGCGTAGTGAATAATTTTATTATATCTTTGCTTGTTAGTTTCCCCAGGCTTTTTTCGAGTGGCGTATTTAACTATATTAGAATCAATTGTATTTAATTTATTTTTCATGCAGTAGACAACTGGTTGGATAGCATGTTGAACATAATGCTTTCCTCCCTCTTGATACTCTAAAGCTTTTTTCTTAGACTCCACACATCCCTTCACATTCGTTATTAAATAGATCTAATTGGTCCTCTGATTTCTTTTTCTTTTTTAATAATTCATTGAAGTCTATATCTCTTAAAGGGATACCTTTTCTGTGTAAATATCTTTTTATATTAGGATCTCTGGCTGAATTTCTTATCATATCATCTAACTGGCAGGCTTCCTCAAATTCTTCAGGAGTGTCTGTTTTAATTTCATTCCAAAGAGTATTATCATGATAAGGACAACCAATACAAGAACTTTTTGCTGGAGTCCTATAATTTTTTCCTTTGTACCAATCTAAACAAGATTGCCTAGACATTTTGTGATCAATTAAAGGCCAAGTATTTTTTACCCATTTTTCTCTAGAGGGTTTCATTCTCATTGCTTCATCAGTAGATATTCCTACCCAGACTTCTACCCACATGTCTCGTGGAAATCTTTGTCTATCTTTTAATCCTATTAAATGTCTTATCTTTCTATTGATCGGAGTTATTTTATAATTTCTAGTGCATTGACGAGGGCCAATACCAATTTTATTTGTTTTAGTATTACGTGCAAAAAAAGGAATATGTAGAAATCCTTTTTCTTTTTGAACTTCGTCAATCATATCTTGTTTAATGCTGCCTGATTTTAAATGATTCTTTGTAATAATTACAGGGAAATCTAACTGAGATTTTAACCACTCTAAATGATCATATACTTTGCGCGGCTCCCAACCGGTGTCCGCAAAAATAGCATAATCTGGCTTGTGGCCAAAAGCCCCTTCATTAGCCATGAGTGCCATAGTGGAAGATTGCACTCCTGCTCCCAGTGATAGAATCCTA